GTTGATGGGGTCAAGGCTGCAATAGAGGATGAGCAAGCACAGTTAAGGTTAGCCAGCGCATTACGAAGTGCTACAGGGGCAACAGATGCCCAAATTAAGGCTACTGAGGATTACATAAGCCAAACTTCATTGGCAGTAGGAATTGCTGATGATGCTTTAAGACCAGCATTCCAAAGATTATCTGTTGCAACTGGTGATTTAACTAAATCTCAACAATTATTAAATTTAGCAATTGATATTTCAAAGGGAACTGGAAAAGATTTAGGTCAAGTTACCGAAGCCCTATCTAAAGCCTATGGTGGCCAAGATACTCAATTGGCAAGACTTGGAATTGGTATTACAGCTGCTCAAGCCAAGCAATTATCATTCCGCGAGGAAACAGAATTACTTTCAAATCTTTATGGTGGAGCTGCAAGTCGTAATGCTGAAACCTTTCAAGGTCGTATCGATCGCTTAAAAGTAGGATTTGAGGAAGCTAAAGAAACTATTGGATTTGCTTTGTTACCAATTATTGAAAGATTGATTAGTTTCATATTTACTTATGGCACACCAATAGTTGATAAGTTTAGAGATGCTTTTAACATTATTAGAGATGCTATTGACAGAAATAAAGAATCATTTAATGAGTTTTGGGTATTATTAAAAGATAGGGTTTTTCCTATATTGCAAACAGTATTTGGATTTCTACTCGATGTTGGTGCTAGGGCAGCAGCAGCGATTATTGATGCTTTTGGCAAGATAGTCGGAGCAATTACTCCAGTATTAAACTTCATTATTGGCGCAATCAATAAAGTTATTGACGGAATTAACTTAGTAAAAACTGGCGCAGATATTCAAAAAATAAGTTCAATTGGTGCAAGCGGTGGTGGATTTAGTGGTGGTGGATTTGCAGGATTAGGAGCAGCTGGAGCAGGTGTAGGTGCTGGTTCTAGCGGTGGTGGTGCAGCCGGTGGATTTACTGGATTAGGCGGAGTTGGTGGCGCAGGTGGTGGCGGTGTAGGTGGTGTTGGTGGAACTGCTGGCGCAACTAGCTTAAAAGATTTAGCAGATAAATTGTTAAGAGTTCAAGATCAATTTACACAATTAACATTCCAAGTTGCAACAGGTGGAATTAGTAAATCAGCTGCTCAAAGACAATTTGATGCTTTAGAAGCCCAATTTAGAGTGCTAGAAAAACAAGGCACTACATTGGCAGCAAATCCAAATATAGTTATCAATGTTTCAGGTGCAATAGATCCTGAGGGAACTGCTAGAGCTGTTGCTAATCAATTAAATAGTCAAGCAGCCCGAAGTGTTACTGCATTGAGAGATCGTGTCAACTAATGTCAGATTTTACGCCTGACTGGAAATTAACTGTCGGTGGTGTTGATTACACTAATATCGCTATTTCTGATGTTCAGCATCAGGCTGGCAGATCAGACATTTATCAACAACCGCTTCCGTCATATTGTCAAATAACTTTAATTGCATTGAATGGTCAAACATTACCTTTTGACATAAATGATAGTTTAGATTTACAGGTCAAAGATAGTTCAAATACCTATGTCAGTTTATTTGGTGGCGATCTCACCGATGTAACAGTTCAGGTCAGAAATACTGGCGCAGCATCCACAGTTATTGAATACACATTATTAGCGATGGGTTCACTTGCTAAATTGACCAAAGAAATTTGGGATGACAATATCTCACAGGCTGAGGATGGCGACCAAATTTATACAATTCTTTCTAGCGTATTACTTGGAAGTTGGAATGATGTGCCAGCAGCTACACAATGGTCAACTTATAACGCAACTGAAACTTGGGAAAATGCAATTAACTTGGGATTAGGTGAGATAGATCAGCCGGGACTTTATACAATGACTGCACAATCAACTACAGTAGACACGATTTATAATGTTGTTTCAGATATTGCTAATTCAGCATTTGGTTATATTTATGAGGATAATGCTGGCAACATAGGTTATGCCGATGCAGATCACAGGCAAAACTATCTTTTGACCAATGGTTATGTTGAATTAGATGCTGGTCATGCTTTAGGTAATGGCCTTTCAACAATTATGCGTTCAGCAGATGTTAGAAATGACATTTATATCAATTATGGTAATAATTTTAATTCACAGGTTACAGCTACAAATGCTGCTTCAATTGGTCTATATGGCTATAAAGCTGAAACAATCAACTCAAGGGTTCAAGGTGCAGTTGACGCTCAAGCAATTGCTGATCGTTATATTGCACAAAGAGCGTATCCACAGCCGGCATTCCAATCTATAACATTTCCAATAACTAATTCAGAAATTGATAATGGTGATCGCGATGATCTATTAGGCGTATTTATGGGAATGCCTGTTGATATTAGAAATTTACCAAGTCAAATATCAGGTGGCACATTTCAAGGATATGTTGAGGGTTGGTCATGGAGCACTCGATTTAATGAGCTGTTTTTAACAATCAATGTTTCTCCAGTTGCATTTAGCCAATTGGCGATGCGTTGGAACACAACCCCAGCCACAGAGGCTTGGAACACAATAGACCCAACATTGACTTGGGAGTACGCTACAATAGTAGCCTGATAGGAAAAGGATAAAATGCCAACAACTACTAATTATGGCTGGACAACACCAGCAGACACCGATCTTGTAAAAGATGGCGCACTCGCTATTCGCACACTTGGATCTGCTATTGATACGACAGTTTTTAATAATGCCAATTTAATTGTAAAAAGAAATTACATTATCAATGGTGGTTTTTCAGTTGCTCAGCGTGGTACATCTTTCACTTCAACTGGTAGTGCTAATAATGATGATACTTATACACTAGATCGTTGGTACATTTTATCAGATGGTAATGATGTAATAGATGTTACTCAAGATACAGCAACAGTACCGACCAATGGACAGTTTGCTATTGCGTTAGATGTGGAAACAGTAAATAAAAAATTTGGAATTGCAACAATTATTGAACAAAAAGATTGCGAAAATTTAATTGGTAACACAGTTACTTTTAGTTTTAAAGCCAAAGTATCCGACACCACTAAATTGGATAATGTTAAAGCCGCTATTGTTTCTTGGTCAGGAACAGCTGATACAGTTACTAGCGACATTGTTAGTTCTTGGAATGTCGAAGGCACTAACCCTACTTTAATTGCCAACGCTACTTATGAGAACAGCCCAGTAAATTTAAACCTTACTACTTCATACGCTACTTATTCGGTATCAGCTGCTGTAGATACAGCTAGCACAAAAAATATAATTTTATTTATATGGTCTGATGTTACAGATACTACATTGGGTGATTTTCTTTATATTGCAGAATCTAAATTAGAGTTAGGGTCATCTGCTACTGATTTTGTTTATGCAGGTGGTACATTTCAGGGCGAATTAGCCGCTTGTCAAAGGTATTATTTGAGAATGAGTGGTAGTGGTGGCACTCCTTATATGACCACAGCGGGAGTTTCATTTAGTGCAACACAAGCAAGCGTTAACATACTTTTGCCGGTAACAATGAGAACTACTCCTACATCTGTAGATTTTTCAAATTTAAATTTAACTGATTTAGTAAATTACAATCTTAGCGTAACTAGCTTGACAATAACGACTGCCGATATAACTCCTCAAATTTTTTGTGCTACAGCCGTTCATGCAACTGGTGCAACTAGCAATCGTTCTGCTTTTCTTAGAGGAGCAAGCGCAACTGGATACATAGGAGTAAATGCAGAATTATGAAAAAAAATATCAAAGAAATAGAAATTGAAAATCCTTTAGATGGTTCAGTTGTAAAACACATTTTAATTGACAAAGGCAACGGAGAATTTACCTCAATGCCTAAATCAACCTACGATGAAATTATTGCAACGCAACTTACCTCGATTGATATAGAGGATGAGTAAAAAAGTTTGGTTATCTAAAGCTGCCGAAACATTACGCGCTCAAGTAAATGAAACATGGGTGGATCGTGATAAGCGCAGCGATGGGTGGATTTCTGATTCTAAACATGCACTTAGAAAATCGGATCACAACCCACGATCAAACGGAGAAGTTTGCGCGCTCGATATTGACGCTGGGCTTTCTAACGAACAAGGGATTGCTCATGCTTTGGCAGATCAGCTTCGACTCACAGCAAAAAAAGATAAGCGTATATCTTACATAATTTTTAGTAGGAAAATATGCTCAAAAAGATCATTGTGGCGATGGGTCAAATATCGCGGCATTAACCCACACAATAAACATATTCATATTTCTTTTAAGCCAAATCAAAAAGGTCATAAGTTCGATATCCCACTACTGAAAGGCAACTAATGAAACTATCTAAAAAACACAAAGCAGCAATTAAGTCATATTTGAGAGCTGTAGCAGCTAGTGGAATAACAGTTGCTTTAGCGATAGTGGCTGACATTCATCCAGCTTATGCAACCTTGCTTGGTGCAGTTGTTGCTCCAATAGCAAAGGCGTTAGATCCAAAGTCCGGGAGCGAAGTAGATTATGGCCTCAGTGAAAAATGAGTCCAAACGAATGGGTCGCATTTGGCGTTGGCGTCTGCGCAATTGCAACAAGTTTATTAGTGGCTCTGCGTTGGGTTATTAAGTCTTACCTTTCAGAGTTAAAGCCCAACTCA